CCTCCTTCCTCTTGGCTTCTTTCGAAGCAACCGGAAGTACTCACGGAAACATGAGTAGAGAGAGGCATCTCTCTAACATTGAGCTTTTTACCAAGCTCATTCGAGAAGTGTTCCACTACTCGTAACCTCTCTGGAGGTGTAACCCACTCATTGGTGAGTATATTCAGTTGTTCGCTGAATGCAAGAGAACACATTCTCTTGGTAGGACACGGGAGTGCTCTACCAAATGTCCTAATCTGACAAAGATTAGTAAGTTCCGAATCAGAGAACTTTAAGTCTGTTAAGACTGTTCGGTACCTCAAGAGGTGACCGCCGAACCAAACAAGTTCGAGATTCCGGAGTTCGGAATGCCACCCTACCCAGTAAGGTATGGGTGGAGCAGGAGCGTTATGCTCCTTCATGTCGCTGAGTGCGGCCCATTGCAGCCAGCCTGCAATTTTCTTCAGAGCCTGAAGACCCCTCTCGAAGTTAGAGGGAGAAAGAACTTTCTTCTTTCTTCCGTCCTTACGACGGACGGTTTTCCTCTTTCCAGAGAAAAAGAACTTTAGAAACCAAAGTTTATAAAGCTGTATAGATCTAAACAGCTTGCGGTCAAGTACGACCGGATTAAAACACTGGTTTAGCAAAACAGTGTGCATGTTGGCCACCCAACATTCTTCGACGAATTTCCATTGTCGTTCGGAGGAGCAAACCATCCGATTGAAAGTACCTCTGTCGAGGTGCTTTCCAATCATCTGGTAAAGCCTCCGGGAACCCGTCACCGGGTTCTTACCCTTCTTTGGGTCAAAACAACGAAGGTTGTTTGGTCCGACCTCAAAGGTCGCGAGACGTAGACACAAGTCTACGATCGGATTGGATTCAACCCGAGACGACAGGACCCTGTCGCTCCAATTTTCAGGCTTGCTGAAAAACCGATGCTGATAGGCATCAGGAAGGTTCGCACCTTCCGGCGCGTCGATGGATTTGGCCCCATCCGAGCCTGCAGGTTGAGAAGTCTGCATAAAGTTAATAAAA